TTCACCCGTTATCTCTCCATCTGTGCCGAGAGGATACTTGAGAATAGCGACCTCAAAGTATCCAGCGTGACCGCCATAAGTACCACCGTGACATGCGACAGAAGCACCAAGACCATTAGAGAAATAGTAACGCTTAACATATCGACCTCCTTTGTGTGCTTCGTGATCAAATCGCGTTTCATTTAGTTTCAGTGGGTTTACTTTGCAAGTTTTCATTTTATTCCTCGATGTGTGAAAGTCTGAAAGGTATCATAACATGTTGGGCTACCTTTTGTCTAGCCTCATTTTCTGACATGGCGGCAACTTCTCCGATCTTGCTGCCTTCTGTGTCGTATACAACCCAGATATTGCGTGGACGTTTTTCTGGGAAAACGCAGTTGTAGTAATCTCTGTTTTTCATTTCAACCAGCTCCGTAAAAGTCAAGTGATGATTCAAAGTGAACAGCTTCCGAACATTCAAAGTCTACACGATCTTCGATAACTTCGCAATGCTCAAGGCATGTTGGGCAAAGCTCTGCATCAGAGTGAACGTAAGCACCGCAGCAGTCTGAGGTGTAGTGGATTTCAAAGTTGTTTGACATTTTCTTTTCTTTCTTTTAGTGTTACTTGTTATATCGACATTATATACATATAAACTTTAATTGTCAAGGGGTAATATATTATTTTTCTCATAAATTGTGTCGAGATAAATTTCCCCATTTGTTATAACCCACCCATATTCACACGTAGGAGTATATGTACCTATGTACAGTTTACCATTATCATATCCCTCGTATCCTACAAACATACCCAATATCATAGTTAATGTCATCATCTAAATACCCTCTTTCTATACTATATATATCGGCATCCCTACGGGAATACTTTAGGTAATACATAATATTCTTTGGCATAGGTTTTGCCCCGCCCCGCAAGCCGTAAACCCTTACTGGGTAACGACTTACGACCGATGCTATTGCTTGGGCATATCAAAGCATGGGATTTCAGGCGGGCATTCATTCAGGTGGATCACCGTACAGCATATGATACCTGCGATCATAGCGAGGCCGAGTATTCTTAGAATCCTTTTCTGTTCTCTGTTCATTGTTCTCTCCATAGAACGTTTCACAAATTGACCACATCAACGCCACGCCTATCATATATCCTATAACGATAGACTGAAAATCTAATTCAATTAATCCCATTATTCTATCTCCCATTGTTCTATGTAATCATCACCACCATATAAATCCTGACATTCTTCGTAGTGTGTTGGTTGTCTGTCATCATCCCAATCATCACTGTCTAAATCAACATCGACCGCATCAACAACATCCTCACGACTGTTATAGATTGCATTGTGGAACATCTCGTCAAAATCAGGTCGGTCAAAAATGCTCATGATTATTCTCCGTTGATAAATCGTAATCGTAATATGTTCGCGGCTACACTCACACCGTCAAGTTCTTGTTCTTCCTGACAGGCCAACAAATAGCATTGTAACTTATCTGTGCTGAACTTGTCAAGCACTTTGTACAGATATGCGTATAAAGATGTTGGTTTGTATTCGTTCATTCTACTACCTCCGGCGACATTTCCTGTTCGTGCAATCTTACCATGTTATCATCTTGCTCGTCAAGCCAAGCCTCATATTCTGCCCGTGCTTCGTATTGTTCTAGCTCTGCAAAGTGTTCAAAATTGTACATTGTTTTTCTCCTTAATATCTATATCGACATTCTACAATAAAAACTTTAATGTGTCAACCGCAAAAATAGTCTAATCCTTGGGCGGCGTGTACAGCTTCGGAATCGTCATAATCTACACGCTCCTCAATAACCTCACAATGTTCGTAGCAAGTAGGGCAGATGTCAGCGTCAGAATGTACGCTAGAACCACAGCAATCGGAAGTGTAATAGATTTCAAAATTGTTTGACATTTTAATTTTCCTTATAGAGTAACTTGTTTCTTATACTTATATATAATGCAATTGGCGTGCCAAACGTGAAATTATTTTAACCCTATAAATATAGGGATATTCGTATTCTCATTATTAGACAGCGTGTGCATAATGCTACATTCTTTGCATAATGCAATGCAAAATGCTACACAGTGTACGCTTGTACACTATGGTTGGTCGCATTATGAGAATGTTTGCTTACATCGCTCGTAAGTCCTTTGCTGGTAACGACTTACAGCCACGCCGCCGGGGTAGTTTTATCTTCAGAGAATTTGGTGTGCGTTTGGCACGAAAAACGCGGGGTGGTCCATAAACAATAAAAAAATCAAATGTAAATGTATTACCCAATCTCCCTCGATAAGCCCCGGAAAGCTTGTAATTATTCGCAAATGGAGTGTATAATATGCAGAAGGAGAATATTATGAATACAGACAAAAACGAAGCGAAACAATTACATTGTGAATTGCATTGTAGAGCAACCGCCAATCTACATGAATCTATAATGTCGGATTTACAGTCAAAGCACAAAAGTTTAGGAGAGCTAATAGATGACGTTAACGGAACTACCACTAAAGATATCGAACAAACAGACAGTTGATTTAGCCAAACCATTACCTGAAACTGACAATTTACTTATTGATGATTCTGGACCGCCCTTAGAATTTATAAAATCACAACAGCTAGGTTCAGATTTACCAGATGATGCGTGGTCTACTCTTCAAAAAGAGCTTGGATTAAAATGTCGGTTTTATTATCGCTTAGAAAGATTTGATGGCAACAAACCACTCTGTGGAGAGGCTGGCTTAGGTAGGCTGCTAGACAGTCCTGAAGGTATAGTTTTGGAGAGAACTTTTCCTTTTACATTTGCAGATGAGAATGGAAGTACTAGCAATATTAATGTCCCTCAGACTGTACTATGTGATAACTGGAACACAAGCTCTAAAATTCTTATATCTTCTATGTTTCCAGAACGATACCAAGAGGTAACTATAGATCCACATGTAATTGTATACACTGATGTAAATTCCCCATTTAACCCACTCTATGTGAAGGAAAACTCTCTGATTGGAAGAATCAAGGGTTCAATTCGCAACATATCTTTCACTGAACTATTCAAAAAGGTAACTCAACTCTCACTTACTCAGCTCGTCCTTACTGCTCCTAAAAAGCCCAAAGAGGTTGAAGGTTCTATTGTCTATGACAGTAAAACCAAGTCTTTAAAATTCTTTGACGGAGAAGTATGGAAAAGGCTAGTAGATGAAGATACCTAAAAATTTAAGTGAACAGGAGGTTGTTGATAAAATTACTCTTGTTATTAATCGTATTGCCCCTAAGTATACATTCCACGGGTATGATATTGATGATATAAAACAAGAGGCTTTTATTATATGTTACGAAGCTCTTGAACGTTACGACCAAAAGCGCCCACTAGAGAACTTCCTTTCTGTCAATCTATCTAATAGACTTAAGAATTTTATTAGAGATAATAATTTTACTAAGTCATCTGAAGATAAACGTAGAGTTCTTTCTCCTAAACAGCTTGTCTTTGAAAACTTGGTTTGTGATGAAAAGGCTAATCGTCATGAACACTTAGATGAGATTACTGATATTATAGATACAGAGCTTCCACCCCATATGAGAGCTGATTACTTAAAGATTATGAATAACATATATATACCTAAGAAACGTAGATTAGATGTATTAGATTATATACGTCAATTATTGGAGGATAAAGGCTATGCGTAAGGGTAGAATCTCTGATGATGAAAGACGTACTATATCACGCTTAGTAGATAGTCTCCCCGTAGAGGATATAGCAAAGCAACTAGATCGTAGTACAAAGGCTATTGAGGATTATATAAAGAAACACTTAAAAGTAGGTTTAAGTAATATTGAAATCGCCGCATATTCACTAGAAGATCGTCCCTATTGGATTGAACTAGAAGCACAGTTTACCGATTCAGAATTAGAATTATTCAAATATCACTGGTCTCGTATTATATCACAGTTTAAGGATGATGTCTTTCCTACAGAAGAACTCCAAGTAGTCGATGTGATCAAGCTGGAGTTATTGATGAATAGATGCCTCAAAGGTAACAAAGACAATATAGAACAGATTAATACTTACGATACTATGGTTAAAGACGAAAGATCTAGAGACAAAGATCAACAAGACCATGATTATATTATTAACTTAGAAAGACAGGTGGCTTCTCTGAGGGCATCGCAGGAGAGCTTAAATCGTGATTACAGAGAGTTGCAGGCTAAGAAGGCAAGTATGTTGCGCGAAATGAAAGGAACCCGTGAGCAGCGAATTAAGAGGCTAGAAGACAGCAAGCAGAGTTTTACTAGTTGGGTGGCTGCTATGATGCAAGACCCTGAACGAATCAAACGTTATGGAGCAGAAATGGAGAAGATGAAAGTCGCTATGAGAAAAGAGCAAGAACGTCTCGCTGAGTTACATCAATACGACGATGGAACTATAGATCAACCCTTTCTCACACCTGATACAGTAAAGGATTAATATGGGCGCGGAATCATTGTTGGTTATCATACCATGTTGGTTAGTAGCGTTGTCAGTAGAATTGTCCATAGTTTATTTTATAGTAAAGAACACAAAATGAATGAATACGCATTTATACATATACCTAAGTGTGCTGGTATGTCTATAAAGAAGGCTATCGGGAATAATCCAAAGTTTAGAATATTTGATCATGGAGTTATATTCAATAATATACCAAAAGATTTAAAACAGGTCGTAGTTATAAGGGAGCCAACAGAGCGTTTTACTTCTGCATTTTTCTATGTGACACAACATTATGCCAAAAATACTAAATACAAAGACCCTGAAATGTTCATACAAGCAGTATTAGAAGGACAAAGAGAAACATGTAAAGTCTGGAGGCCACAACCTCATTTCCACACTTTAAACGGACGTAGGATAGCAACTGATTGGGTGTTTCAACCTCAAACAGATTGGGTCGATAATCCATATAAGATTATACTAATGGAGGATTTGGATCAAGGTTTTCGTGAGCTGGGATTAGAACTGAGTGCGGGTCGAGTGAATCAATCGAGGAAAAGAGAATTTAAATATTCTAATAGTTCATTACAGTATCTTTGGAAAAACTACGAGAGAGATTATTTATTATATAACAAAGTAAAGAAAGGCGATTATGAAAGCAATCATAACTGGGGTAACGGGACAGGATGGAAGCCATCTTGCAGACCTTCTCCTTGAAAAGAATTATAAAGTTATAGGTATAGCTAGAAGATGCAGTGTAGACACTGGACAACGTATAAAACATCAAATAGACAATCCAAACTTCAAGCTGGTCGAAGGGGATATCACAGATGTTAGTAGTGTGATGAATATATTCAAAGATAACGATAATGTAGATGAAGTCTATAATCTAGCGGCACAGTCGCATGTAGGAACTTCCTTTAAACAACCAGCATTGACTTGGGATGTTACTGGCAAAGGATGCTTAAACTTGCTACAGTCTCTAGTAGATTTAAAGATGGATCGCGTTAAGTTCTATCAAGCCTCTTCTAGCGAGATGTTTGGTAGTACTTATGATGTAGATAATAATGGAGTAAAATATCAAAATGAACAAACTAAACTTATGCCCAATTCTCCCTATGCAATCGCTAAAACTGCTTCCCATCACGCTGTTCGTATATTTAGGGATGCTTACGGGCTTCATGCTAGTTCTGGTATTCTTTTTAATCATGAAGGACCGCGAAGGGGTGAGAACTTTGTCACGCAGAAAATCATAACTTGGATAGCTAATTTTAAAAAATGGTTATCATACACTTCGCTCGATGACTTTCCAATAGATTTTACAGAAGACAGAATAGTAATCCACAGAGAAAGTTTCCCTAAACTGCGACTTGGGAATCTGAAAGCTTCAAGAGATTGGGGGTATGCAGGCGATTACGTAAAAGCTATGTGGCTTATGTTACAACAAGAGATACCAGATGATTACGTTATCTGTACTGGAAAAACACATACTATAGAAGATTTCTTAGAAGAATCATTTACCTACGCTGGACTAGAAAATTGGCGTAGATTTATAGTAATAGACAAAGAATTCTACAGACCTTGCGAAGTAGAATACCTTAGAGGAGATTGTTCTAAAGCAAAAAAACAACTAGGCTGGAAACCTGAATGCAATTTACAAGGATTGGTTAAAATGATGCTGGATGCCCAACTATAGATTATCAATAGATTTGTCTGATTTATACCTAGAAATGGAAAAGTATTCTTTAAGAGAATATAGGCTACCTTTTTCTTTATATATCTTAGAAGCTGAAAATCCAGACGATGCCTGCGCTATATTATTAGAAAGAGTTATGACTGCATTACTAAAAGTAGATAGCACTATGAAAACTAGAATACTATGCAGAAAAGTCAGAAGGTTTATGAGAATAGATAAAATAGAATGTCTATGAGAAATTACAACGATCCAATATATAAAGACTTTAGAATTAAAGTATTAAAGAGGGATAGATTTACATGCAAGATGCCGGGATGTAAAAGTAAGAAAAACTTACAGGTACACCATATTTCAAAATGGTCTGGAGCGTCGTCTTTAAGATATGAAACATCAAATGGAATAACTTTATGTAGATACTGTCATAAATCAATTACAGGTAAAGAATCCCACTACGAAACAATGTTTAGAGAAATAATAAAATGAGTAAATACAAACAAGCTCCTGAATTTACAGTCATAAAAGATACCCGTGAGCAAGACGGATATTACTTTAGTAAGTTCAACACATGCGCTGGTATGGTTGAACATAAATTAGATACTGGAGACTATTCAATCAAGGGCTTAGAGGACAAGATATGTATTGAGCGAAAAGGATGCGTAGAAGAATTGGCTCAAAATTTAGGTTCTAAAAAACATGCATTTCTTAGAGAGATAGAAAGAATGGAGGCTTTCCCTCACAAGTATATGGTTTTAGAATTTTCTTTAGCGGAACTCATGAGTTTTCCAAAAGAAACAAGAATACCAATTAAGAATAAAGCATCTGTAAAAATAACGGGGAGGTATATGTTGAAATGCCTTATAGAGTTTGAATTATATAATGATGTACATGTGCTTTTCTGTGGAGATAAGCATACAGCCTTTTTAGCAGTTAGTAGCATTTTTAAGAGAATCAACGAGATGTATACCATCGGGAGAAAAAAATGAATTACGGAGACAAAGACTTATTGTATGATCTCCATAACTATGGAGCAAATATTGATAGGCGTGAGATATTCTTACACAATTATTATTCATCTGATGAGAATGAAAATCCGGGTGTAGAATACAAGATGTCTAACACGTTTCTAAAAAATATAAGAGCGTTAGAAAGTAAATCTACAAGTCCTATCACCATTCACATGCACAGTGTTGGTGGCGAATGGTCTGACGGAATGGCTATATATGATGCCATCTGTATGTCAAAATCTTATGTTACAATTATTGCTTATGGTCAAGCAGAGTCTATGAGTAGTATAATATTTCAAGCTGCTGATAAGCGGCTTATAACAACTAACACTTACTTCATGGCTCACTACGGCTCTACTGATGCTGGAGGAGAATATCTAAGTGTGCAGAATTGGGTTAAGTATGAGAAACACATATGTGATGTAATGATGGACATATATACTCATAGCTGTGTTGGCGGTAAGTTTTTCAAGGAGAAGTACGGAAATAAGCCAAACCTTGATAAAGTAAAAACATACTTAACTAGAAAACTAAAATCCGGTGATTGGTATATCACAGCAGAAGATGCTGTATATTATGGTTTTGCAGATGAGATTGCATATTCATGGTAACAAAAAACAAACTTAAAAAGATAGATGAAGCTTGGCTTGGATTAGACAACTTAGATACAGAGTTGTTCAACCCAATGTCTATACTACACGCAACTGATGATGATTTTAATTTAAAACTAGCCTTCCTAATGACAAGGCCAGAGTACCTCTCTTTCATTTGCAAAGAAATATTGAATGTGCAATTATTACCTTCTCAGGCATTATTCTTACGAGAGATCTGGAATAGAAAATTCCCAATGCTAATCGCTAGTCGAGGCTTTGGTAAATCATTTATGCTATCTCTATACGCTGTTCTCAGAGCTTTGATACTACCTAAGAGAAAGGTAGTTGTGGTTGGTGCTGCATTTAGGCAGTCCAAGGTTCTGTTTGAATACATGGAAACTATATGGCGAAATTCACCTATGCTTAGAGATATATGCGACGGTGACAGTGGACCAAGAAGAGACACTGACAGGTGTACTCTACGGTTAAATGACAGTACTGTTACATGCTTACCATTAGGCGATGGTCAAAAGATTAGAGGTCAGAGAGCTAACGATATTATTGCTGACGAATTTGCATCTATACCTAGAGAGATATTTGAAAACGTTGTAGCTGGTTTTGCTGCTGTTAGCGCAGACCCCGTAGAAAATGTGAAAAGATTAGCCGCTAGAGCAAAAGCAAATGAACTTGGTATAGAAATAGAAGAAGAAGAACAGGAAGTAAAGAAGGACAATCAAATTATATTGTCAGGAACTGCATATTATGATTTCAATCATTTTGCCACATACTGGAAAAAGTGGAAATCTATTATTAAAAGCAAAGGTGATTACGCAAAACTTAGAGAGATATTTGGAGACGAGGTTCCAGAAAGTTTTGATTGGACTCAATATTCTATTATACGTATGCCTTACGAGTTGCTACCTAAAGGTTTTATGGATGCAGCAATAAAGATAAGCAGTATATATTTGGTGTTGACCCAGCATCAGAAGTAGATAATTTTAGTATAGTTGTCCTAGAAGTAAATGCTAATCATAGAAGGATAGTTCATTGCTGGACCACAAATAGGTCAGAACATAAAGAGCGAGTAAAGAAGGGTTATTCTACAGAGACAGACTTCTACGCTTATTGTGCTAGAAAAATAAGAGATTTAATGAAATTATTTCCATGTATACATATAGCTATGGATGCTCAAGGCGGCGGCGTTGCAGTCATGGAGTCGTTGCACGATAAGGACAAAATACAAGAAGGTGAGATAGCAATATGGCCCACGATAGATGAAAATAAAGAAAAAGATACAGATGACGAACGAGGTTTACACATTTTAGAAATGTGCCAATTTGCCAAGTACGATTGGTTAGCTGAAGCAAATCATGGTATGAGAAAAGACTTTGAAGATAAAGTTTTACTGTTTCCATTTTTTGACTCTGTAAGTTTAGACATATCTGCTAACGAAGATGACTTGAAAAACAGAATGTTTGATACCTTGGAAGAATCAGTGTTAGATATCGAGGAGCTTAAAGATGAATTAGCTATGATACAGATGACACAAACAACTTCTGGTAGAGACAGGTGGGATACGCCACAAGTAGTTGTTGGTACTGGAAAGAAAAGCAAGATGCGGAAAGATAGATACTCTTCTTTGTTAATGGCTAATATGGCTGCTAGAGTTCTACATAGAACTCCTACTCAAGCTGAGTACCAATTCTATGGAGGTTTTGCTACAGGCGGTCACAAACCTAAAACAGACGAAAAATTATACAATGGTCCAAGCTGGTTTGCAGATAACATGAAAGATGTGTATTAATACATATACAATCCAATTACATTTCAATTGAGGTAAAAGATGAGTCAAGACAACATGATAACTTGGGAAGATGACGATTTTAACAGCAAGGCAGAGGCTTTGTCTAAATTTTCAGAAAGCGTTGATTCTTACTCTGGTCTAAGTAAATCTCAGGGTACTCACTATAGAAACTTCATTGATATTGAGCCAAACAGATCTGTCAAGCCCGGATTCAGCCCTAAAGACTATTACGCATTTCGTCCTGACGAAGCTGTACCAAACCAGCAAAGACGTATTATCAAGATGTGCATGGATGCTTACGACAAGGTTGGGATTATTAGAAATATTATTGATCTTATGGGTGACTTTGGAAGTCAGGGTATACAGATTGTCCACAGAGACAAGAGTGTGGAAAAGTTCTATCATCAGTGGTTTAAAAATGTAAATGGCAAAGAAAGATCAGAACGATTCCTAAACAATCTATATAAAACAGGAAATGTGATTGTACACAGAAGCTATGCGAAGATCACGCCAGAGCTTAAGAATTACATGAAGGCTTTGTCTTCTGATATAAAGGTTGAAATTCCAGACGCTAAGAAAGACGAGATACCTTGGAGATACAATTTCTTTAACCCCTTGACCGTAAAGATGAAGGACGGCGAAGTTTCTCTATTTATGGGAAAACAGAATTATACTCTTACAACACATTCTTTCTTTGATAAATTTAAAGCTGGCGATATTCCAAATCATGTTTTAGAAACCTTACCTCCAGCGATCAAGCAAAGCTTGCTTCGTGGTGAACGAGACATTCCTCTCGATCCTGAAAGACTAGGAATTTTCTATTATAAGAAAGACGATTGGAAGCAGTGGGCGAATCCCATGATCTATGCTATTTTAGATGATATTATCATGCTTGAGAAAATGAGACTCGCAGATCTATCAGCATTAGATGGAGCTATATCTAATATTAGATTGTGGACCATTGGTAGTTTAGATCATAAGATTCTACCTAATAAATCTGCTATTAATAAATTAAGAGATATATTGGCTAGTAATGTGGGCGGTGGAACTATGGAACTCGTATGGGGTCCAGAGCTTTCATTTCAAGAATCTAGCACTGATGTCCATAAGTTCTTAGGCTCAGAAAAGTATACGTCTGTTCTTAACAGTATATATGCTGGTCTAGGCGTTCCTCCCACTCTTACTGGAATGGCTGGTAATGGTGGAGGATTTACTAATAACTTTATTTCACTAAAAACATTACTAGAAAGACTTCAGTATGGTAGAGATCTACTGTCGAAGTTTTGGGAAAAAGAGCTAGAGATTGTCAGAAAGGCTATGGGCTTCAGATATAAGGCTCATATTCAGTTTGATCAGATGACTCTATCTGACGAAGCTGCTGAAAAGAATCTACTTATTCAGCTTGCTGATAGAGATATTATTAGTCACG